TCCCGGGCGTAGACCTTGCGGCCGGACCGGGAGCCGGTCTCCTCGTCACAGGTGAAAAGGTACGTCAGCTCCCAGGGGGGCAGCAGGCCCGCCTTTTTCAAAATCAGCGCCCCGAACAGGGAGATAAGGACGCCGCTCTTGCAGTCCCCGGCCCCCAGGCCGTGGGCCCACTCCCCTTCAATATGAAAGGGGTGCTTTTCCGCAAAGCCGGGGCCGAACACCGTGTCCAGGTGGGCGGCCAGCAGCACCTTTCCCCGGGGCTGTTCCGGCCGCACCCGGGCCACCAGATGGGTCCCCAGACCAGGCTCCGTCACCCGCTCTGTCCGGGCCCCCAGCTCGGAGAGCACCGGCTCCAGCAGCCCGGTCACGGCGGCGTTGCCCGCCTCATTGCCGGTGCCGCTGTCGATGGCGCAGATCTGTTCCAGCAGCGCCAGCTGGCGGGGCAGCATCTCCTCCGCCCCGGCCCGGACGATCCGGGCCAGTGTCTGTCTCTTGGCATCCTCCATCGGCCGTGCCTCACTCCGCCAGCAGGTCCACCATGACCTCCGCCGGATCGAAGGCGGCGTCGATCATGCCCACCTTCTGGAGCCAGTCGATGTTCTCCTGCCACACGGACACGTCCTGGGACAGGAAGGGCGCGTCGGCCGTCTCCATGATGGGCAGCAGCACATCAAAGCTTCGCCGTTCCACGGACTCCGTCAAGGGGAAGTTCTCCTCGTCCTGGTTGGCCAACAGGAGCCCCAATGCCTCCTCCGGGTCCGCCTGCATATCGGCAAAGCCCTTCTGACAGGCCCGCAGGAACCGAGTGTACTTGTCCCGGTTGGCCTCCAGCTGGTCCTCGCCGGTCACCAGCATCAGCGCGTAGTAGTTGGGTACGCCGTAGTCCATGACCTCCATGTAGTCCACGGCGAAGCCCTCCTCCTCCAGCGCAGGAACCTCGTGGTTGATGAAGCAGCCGAAGGTGGCGTCCACATTTCCGGTGGTCATGGCGCTCATCAGGTCAAAGCCCACGTCGATCAACTCCACGTCATCCAGCGTGGCGCCCACAGTCTCCAACATCTGGCCCACCGCCACCTCGCCGAAGCGGGTGCCGGAGTAGCCGATGGTCTTGCCGATCAGGTCCTCCGGGGTCTTGATGTTTTTCTCCGCCAGGGCACAGACGATGCTGATGGGCTGCTGGACCACAGCTCCCAGCACCTTCACCGGCACGTCCTCATTGGCCTTGGCGATGATGGTGTCCTCCTGATAGTAGAAGCCGATATCCGCCCGGCCCGCCGCCGTCATGGTCAGGGGATCGCTGGCGTTAGAGGGGAACAGGATATTCACCTGCAGGCCCTCCTCCGCAATGCGGCCCGGCCGCTGCTGCAGCAGATCGCCGGGGTCAAAGACCGCGGCATCCGGATGGCTGCCGTCGCAGATCAGGGCCGTCAGCAGCTCCGCCGCGGCCATGGCATTCGACATGCCCCATTTGCGGAAGCCCGTCGCCACATACCACTGCGGGTCCCTTGCGGAGAACCGCCCGATATACGGCACGCCGGAGGCCGTCATGCAGTCCTGCGCCGACCAGTGCGCCGCCTCGCGGCTGCCGGGGAACAGCGCCTGCGCCGCCTCGCGCAGGGCGGCATAGTGCCCGCCGCCGTTCCGGCCGGTGCGGTGCGCGCCGCCGCTGAGGATGACCGTCCCGCGGTAGCTGCGCAGCGACCATGCGTTCGGTTCCAGCCCGTAATACATGCCTGCCGGCAGGACGGCGTTCTCCAGCGCGATGGCGTAGGAGCGCTCCTGATGCATCCGCGCAAAGTAAAGCCCCGGCACGTTCACGAACGGGTAGTGCGACGCAAATACCACGCGCCCGGCCTCGATCGTCCCGCGCGGGGTGAACAGCGTGCCGCCCTCGACGTGCTCGACCGGCGTGCACTCGTAGATCGTCAACCGGTCGGCCAGCGCCTGCAGGAACTTCAGCGGATGAAACTGCGCCTGCCCGCGCAGCCGCACGCCGCCGCATACGCGCAGCGGCAGAGGGGTGTCCGGCTCGAACGACGCGTCCAGCCCGAGCGCCCGCTCCGCCTCTGCCTCGCGCAGCAGGGCGTCCTCCCGGTCGTAGGAGTAGAGCCACGAGTCCGCGCGCTCCAGATCGCAGTCGATTTGCTCCAGCTCGATGCGCGCGCAGCAGCGCTCCACGGCGCGCCGGTTGGCCCGCGCGTACATCGCCGCCTTTTCCCGGCCGAGCCGCTCGATCAGCCCGGCGTAAATGGCTCCATGCTGTGCGGTGAGCTTCGCCGTCGTGCGTCCCGTCTGGCCGCCCCCGACGTGTCCGGCCTCTGCGACGACGACCTGCAGGCCGCGCTCCTGCAGCTCCAGCGCGGTCAGAATGCCCGTCATCCCGCCGCCGATCACGGCCACGTCCGCCTGCGCTTTGCCGTAAAGCGGCGGCCGCGCCGGCCCCTTGCACGTTTTCTCCCAGATCGACTCCATACCCTGCGCCTCCCGTTCGTTTTCGCTATGTAGTATGCGCGCCCCCGCACGATCCATGAGCCACACAGCCCCAAAACCGGAAAAATTTTTTCAAAAGGATTGATTTTTCCGAGAAATGTGCTATAATATCCCCGCTGAATTCAATATGGGCCTGTAGCTCAGCTGGGAGAGCGTTCGGTTCGCATCCGAGAGGTCGAGAGTTCGAGTCTCTTCAGGTCCACCAAAACACACAGGTACGAACTCTTTTGGTTTAAGAACGTGTTCGGCCTGACAAGAAAGCTGCCGCAGAGGTAATTGTCCTCTGCGGCAGCTTTCTTATTCGCCGGTGTAGCCCTCACACCGCGCGTTGCTCATAAGTAGCCGTGATTTCTCTTTTTCGCTTCAATGTTTGACAGCACATCCCGGATTTCAAAGGCACCTATCGCACAGTTCCAGTGATCGCACCCAAACGAGCGGAAGATGCAGTTTTGGCACCCGTCCTGCTGCTTGCAGTAGTCCACAATGGTTTTCGCAGCTTCGACGACCTTCTTGTTGCTTATCATACGGCGTGCCTCCTTTTACTTTGCATCCGGAATACGGTCAAGAAACGCGGCGGCAGTGTCTATGTCCCAGCCCAACGCCACCAAAGCGCTGTGAACGTCACCGGCGTATTTAACTCTCTTGACGAGAGTGATTTTCCTGTCCGGCAGCCGCCGAGCCTCGAAACGCCATTTCTTCGCGTCGTCACCGATCTTCTGGTGTAGCCTCGCTTCGGCCAGAAACGGTGTGTCCTCGCAGATGTCAAACTGCCAGACTGCCTTCTCTCTGTTCCAGATGCCGTATTTTGCGCCGCGCTTTCCACGGTAGAATTCTTCACGTTTCATACTCCGGCTTCCTTGTAGTTGTCCTTGATGTACTGATTCCTCCGGCAGCAGGAACACTTCTGGTGTCGCGTATTCAACCAGACGCAGCCGGTACAGTCGAGATCAGCAGCGGGAACGTTCTCAAAAACGGAGATCACAGCCTTGCACAGCTCCTGCATCTTGAAAACGCGGTTGATCTGCCTCTGTCCGTCAGCTGCCGCCATTGCAAGATTCCACTCGTTATATGCGTGTTCGGCGGCTTTAACTGCCGCCTGTCGTTCGATAAGTTCAGCCATTGTCAACCTCCTGCTCTCCGTCTGCGAACGGGTACACGTCCACTTGGTCGCCGGGAGCCACGACAACGATGTCATGCTCAGCAGGGATGCCGAACAGCCCGTAGGCCGCCCAGTTACAGCCGCTGCTGTCGCCCTTCTTCAGCGTGCCCTTGCCGGTGTATCGACCCAGACACTCCTGATAGGCACAGCTCGGAGATTTTGCCCCGGCGTCCTTGAAGTCCTGCACGGACGCGACGTGACCGCACATAGGGCAGCGGAAGCGCCACTTGAGCATATCAGGACCAAATCGGCGCGTCGCCTCCGCCTTCCATTCCTCAACGCTGTTGTATTTCATTTTGTTTTCCTCCTTCGTGTAGCTTTCACAGCCGAACGATCCCGCCGTAGCGGCTCACGTCGGCCTCGGTAAGTTTGCGGCGCTTAAGAAACCGCAACAGGTCTTCCAGCTCCTCTGTATTGTCCGCAACGCAGGTACGGACGGCGTAATACTGCAACTCCGGATTTATCCTGCCACGAATGCTGACAAGGTGAAGGTCGCGGTCCTCAACGTCCTTCTTGCAGATATACGCGGTCACAGCGCCGGTCTGTCGGCACACCTCCCGACAGACAATGGTTATTCCGCTGCTCATGCGTCCATCTCCTTCCCGTCATAGCCGTACAGCCTTCCGGCCGCGATAACCTCTTTCGCCAGCGCCAGCAGCGCACCTTCCGGCGCGGAGGGCAGCTTCGCCCTGCTTGCCGCCGATGCCAGCATAATCAACTCGGATTTGAGGGACGCGGCGGCCTGCCGGGTGTCGGCTTTTTGAACGTCACGGTCAAGGGCGTCTGCCAGAGCCTCGTATTTGTGATAGGCATTGTCATACCGCATCATGCCGGTGCTCTGGTAGGCGTCGTATGCCTCCTGCGCCTTGCGTCGGAAATCCACAGCGCAGGCCGCGACGATTTCCCGGTCGGTCATATTTTCAACTCGCATTAGATTTTCACCTCCTCGCCGTTCCGAAATGCCGCGACTGTGTGCCAGCCGTCAAGCACCCTCTCACGGTAAACCTTCGGGTGAGAACAGATGACGGCGTGCTGATGCGGCTTATCCATCACCCGGATCAGGATACCCGGCGCGACTTCGCTGTTTTCCAACGCCCGTTGCCGGGCTTCAATTACGCTCTTTTTCATGGTGTGATGCCTCCTTCGGTGTCAGTGCATCGAGGCTTCCGCTCATATAGAGGACCATTGCCCCGATTACGATGTTATTTGTGATTACGTCCAGCTCATGAAAGTCGATGTCCTCCCGCTTATCGCGCCGCTGTCCAGCTGTTTTCTGCGTCAGCAGGTGTCGAAGCTGCTCGCAGTGGTCCTTTAGAGAAGAAATGTCTGCTGGGTGAAGCTGATAACCGCCCATACGCACGAATGCCCACATGGCCTCAAGCGCGTCGTATTTGACCTTTTTGTCATCCATTATCCCGCCTCCTTGAAAAGCCTGTCCATGCTCCTGAAGATACGCCGAAGCTGCCACACGGACGAAAAGTAGCCTGGCGTGTACCAGTAGGCCGTAGGGTCGTCTCCGTCGTGCATGGGGTCGGTCAAGGTGTTGCCGATCTTAATGTAACCCGCACAGCCCAGCAGCGAGAGCTGAATATAGCACATCATCCCCGTTGTGAAGTCGAGGTCCTGCGCCGTCACAAGGACGTGATTCTGCCAGCGCAGTGGGCTTTTTGCCTCAAACAGCTGCTTTTCGATCTGATTCACCGCCGCGATCAGTGTAGCCCCCGCTCCGCAAGCGCAGTCATTCAGCGTGACGAAACCGTCGCGGTTGATCTGCTCTACAACGTCACCGGTGGTAATTTCCGCCATGCAGCGGCAGATGTCATAGGGTGTGAAGAACTGGCCGATCCAGTGGTTGCCGAGTTCCAGCTCCATGTATGCGCTGCCCAGAAAATCCTGCTCCCGGTCGGCGTCAAAGGCGTTGACCACGTCCTCTACCAGTTCAGGGAACACCATGCGCTCTGCCTTCTCATACTTCTCGATGATCCGCTTATACATTGCCTCGCGCTCTGTGCGGTATCGGCTATCCACGGCGTTGGAAAGCGCAACGGCGAACATGGTGATGAAGTCGTTCCACACCTGCCACAGCGGGAAACGACGGGACAGGCCGCGAAATCGCTTCACAAAGTCCGCGCGCTTCTGATCTGCAATTCTCACAATGTTCCCTCCCGTGTGTAGCTCTCGCACCGTTCGTCCGGCACCCAGTCGCGCCAGTGCTGTTCCAGCCACTTCTGCGCGGCTGCCAGACTGTGGCACGTCTTGACGGCCACAACTTCGATGTCGCCGTACTGTACCTCAAGGCAGGTTTCTACGGTGAAAGAAAACTCCGCCGTGCGGGTGATCCACCAGCGCTGACCGCCGAGGGTCGTTGCCAGACAAGTTGCTTCTCCGTGTGTCTCGCGGATGATCTCATAGGTTACCATACATAACACCTCCTATTCTTCGGTCGTCAGTCGGATGAACGGACCGGCACAATCGCAGATAGCGGTAGGATGCAGGCCGTCTTCGATATGGGCGCGTTCAAGGTTACGCAGTGTTATACTCTGGGGCAGAGCCGACAGGACCTCATACGCCCAGACCCAATTCCAGCAATCCAGCCGATCTTTCCGGGCATCCAGCGTGGCGGCCACGCAGACCGCGACAACCGCCCTGCCATGCTTGGACAAACAGGCGTTAAAATTCTCGCGGGCCTTCGATGTCGAGAGGTCCGTCCTCGCTGCGTCGATCCGACGCAGCAGGGCGAATTTTGCCTCCCGGCTTCCATCACCGGCCAGCGCTTTGACCTCTTTGAACAGTGTTCGATCCGGTTTCATTACTTCTCTCCATTCTGCTTCAGCGTCGCGTCGAAGTGCTTGATGCGGTTATGGTCCTCATACCACTTTCGGTCTTCGTCGCTCAGCTTCGTTGTGGGCCGGAAAGCGTTCTTGCCGGTCGTCTTGAAATACCAGTCCTTGCAAAGCGCGCAGGCAGCTTTTGCCGTAGGAGCTTCGACAGCGACGTCGGCCAGATACTCTGTCCGGTTTGCCTTGATGAAGAAATAGACTACATATGTTTTCATGCTTTACCTCCGTTGCCCTGCCATCTTCAGTGCCGGTGGGGCGGTTCCGGCAGACGCCCAAACGGGCGTTTCGGCTCATTGGAATTCGTTCTTTGTTGTTGACATCACGATTTCCCCGGTTTCAATGTCCATCGCACGGTAAAGGTATTTGTAGCCGTGGCGGTGCATCATCATCAGGAATGTGGCGGCGGCCTTGTAGTCATCGCTCTTTATGCTGCCAACCACAGTTTCGATATCGCCATCAATCAGAATGGCCTGAACCAGATACCTCACTCTCGTTATCCTCCTCTCAAACATCCACACTGACACGGTGGTAGGCCCAGAAGCGTCCGCCACGAGCGAAAACCTTGTACCAGCTCGTAAACGCCTGACCAGTGCAGTCATAGGCGGACGGGTAATAGTGCCGGTATTCGTAGTCTTCGAAGTAGCTGACGGCCTCGTCCATCGTTTCGATATATTCGGGCAGCGGCAACAGCTCCGTATAGCCGTCGATGCCGTCGTCCTGAACGATGCGGCGCTCAGAGACGGGGCGATGGAAGAACGCGCGCATTTCGCGCTTGAGGTCGGCGGCCTTCTGGCTCCTGCCGCTCTCATAAGCGATCTCAAGGATTTCGTAGGCGACCTTCAGATCGGTGTAGCTGTTGATCTTGAACATTTTCGTTACCTCCATTCAGTCTTCAACGGAAAAGCAGGTGTGGCAGATTTCGCCGAGACAATACAGGATGCCTTCAAACTCAAGAATTTCATAGGTTTCAGGATCGCTGTACTGCGTGATGGCCTGTGCCATGTTGCAGAGAATCGTCGTGGTGATGTTCCGCAGTTTGCCTTTAGCGTCATACGGCATTTTTAGCAGCTTGTCGTAGGCTTTGCAGTCACCCCGTGTAAACCACCCGTGCTTGATGCACAGCCCCCGCAAATCGTCCATGTCCATCCAGCGTGTTTCTTTGACCTTCATTTTCTTGTCCTCCTATAGCGTGGCCGGGCTTGTGACCGGCCTGCCGCATTACCGGGGTTTTCACCCCGTCACTCTGCGTAGTTTCAGGCATTCAGCAAGTCGAAGTCCTCAACAATCTTTGCGTCTGTGCTGTAATAGCTGTTGTAGGCATCCCTGAAAAGCACAGCATTCATGTATCTGTCAAATTCTCCGGCAATGTACTTGACCGGAGCTTTTCTTTTATCGTCCCAATGGGTGGCAATTACGAAATACTTCATTGTATGTTCCTCCTGTTTTTGAGTTCAAATAATTGCTCTTTGTGTTGTTAGTATAGTGCAAACGTTTGAACTTGTCAAGGGGTTGAGAGCAAATATTTGAATTTATTTTTTCTGCCGCCACAGAAGACAAAAAAATAAGGCCACCGAGTGCAGGGTTACACTCAGTGGCCTTTTTCCTATAACGCGCGTGCATATAGACGCTATGATGCGCGTGCGTCGTTTTCTCTTTATTTCAGGTATTCAATAGAAAAAGTATGTAACATTGTAACGTCAAGCCGAAAAGCGCCTTGTTTCAAGGCTTTTCGGGGTTACAACAGGCGTTACAATCAGGGGTTACGTTTTTCCGCTTTGTAACGGCACAGGTGTTACATAAATTCAGGGGTTACAGCCATAGTGCGCCTGACTGTAACCCCTGTAGTTCGGTTATTTCATCCGCGCAATGAGGGCTTCGCCCGCGCCGCGAATGATAGCGGAAATGTCCACACCAGCAGCGTTGAGCAGGTTTTTAGAGGTGTCGGACATCTTAGCCATAGCGCCGTCAATAAGCAGCTTGCCCAGCTCAGTAATTTCGTCTTTGGTCAGCTTGCCATCCTCATGGGCTTTCTTCATGCCCTCCACGGTGGTCTGCTGAAGCTCAAGGACGGTCTGCTGGGCGGCGTGAATGACCTCATTGGTAGCCGTAGAGATGTTCTTCAGCTCCTCGCGCTTGGCGAGCTTGGTAGACAGCCACGCGCCCAGAACACCGATCAGGGTAATGAGCAGGGTTGCCGCGATCTGCACAAGGTTTTCGATGATAACGTTAGTCATGGTGATATTCTCCTTTTCGATATGTATTTACACCTTTTTGGTGTAATCCAGACTGATCCAGCCTGCGCCGGATTTGAGCTTGCCCCATTTGGTCGCGCCGGTGCCCGTGCCCTCCGCGACGATGGTATAAACGCCGTGGTCACGGATGCAGCCGTTCGTACCGTAGCCGGTGCCGGGGCCTTTGCGGATGTTCAGTGCGTCGGTGGTGATCTTCACACGGTACGCACTGAAGCCGGGCGCCGGTGTAGCCGTTCCACCCACGACGGACAGGAACTTGACGTTGATCGGGCTGCAAATGGCATTCTTGCCGTCCACGCTCTTGTCGATGACGGCGCGGTCGCCGCTGACCTCACGGACGATCCACTGCTTGGCGGCTACCCAGTTCGGGACAGCCTTGCCGCTGTAGTAGGTCGCACCTGACAGGATGCGCACGACGTCGCCCTTCTTGATGATGCTGGGAGCGGTAGGGGTAGTGGGCTTCACCGGCTCTGCCGCAGCGCCCAGCGCCGCAGTGACCTTCGCGGCGAGATCGCCCATGCGGGCGTACATCCAGTTGCCGGGGCAGCTCTTGTTGGCAAACCAGCGGTGGACGGTCAGAATCATTTCGTCGGCCTTGGGGGCGTAATTCAGGGTCTTGTCCTTGTCGCCCAGCCAAAGCAGCTTGGTTTTGCCGTTGCGCTGGCAGATGTCCACGCAGAGCTTGATGAGGGTCTGATAGACCACATCCTTGAACGCATACGGTTCTGTGCTGTCGCTGGCGCACTCGATAGTGACGGCCCGCTGGTCGTTGGCATTGGAGGAGGAACACCAGCTGCGGTTTTTCTCCTCAACGTACATACCGACACGACCGTCAAGGCCGATGCCGTAGTTGCAGCTGGCCTGCTTAGAGGTCGGCGTGAAGATGCGGCCCAGCGTCTCCACGCTGCACTGACCGACCACGCAATGCGGCGTGATGCGGTCGATGCTGTGGGTGCGCTGCCCGGAGTGGTTGGGGCTGAGCTTGGTGTAGCTCACCAGCGGTGAATTCGTGTAACTCATGTTTTAGTCCTCCCCTTTGTTGTTGGAAAGCTCGTCCAGAGCTTCGGCGGTCAGTTCCGCCTCGGTGGTTTCGATGGTGGTTTCGGTTTCGGGGTTCATAGCGATTTCCTCCTTATGCAAAGTCATTATTTTTCAGCCGGTCGTCGTAGCAGCGCTCGATGTTGGCGATTGCATGGACGGCACGGTTGTTTTCGTACTCTTTGTGGATTTCACAATAGGTTTCGTATTTGTCGATAATGTCGAGGATTTCAATGTAGTCCTCGCGGGTATGCTTCGTGTGCTTGACCAACTCCAGGTTAAATCTGAGGATTTCAGCCCGCCAGCCGTTGGCCTCGCGCCTATCGGAAAGCGCCTTTTGGGCGGCCAGCTCCGATTTGATTTCCTTCTGTTCGCCCTCCAAAGTGGTGAGCCGATCCAGAACATCTTTGTTGAGCGCCCGGCCAATCGAGCGGGCCAGCGCAGACCACGGGTTAATCTTGATGGGGCTGATTTGCAGGATGGTCAGCAGCGCAAACAGGCCGCCGCTGCCGCCCAGAAGAAGATCCTTCAGGGTCATGCGGACACCTCCCTCCAACCGGCAGGATAAGCAGAAGGCGACCACACATTGTTATCTATAAGGCTCTCGTAAACCTTTCCATTAAATCGGACGCGATCCCCCTTCTTGTAAGGGTTGGTGCTGTCCGGCTGCTCCCATTCGGGGATAACGTCGGGATCAGGGATAAGCACCTTTGCGAAAAGGGACGGTGCCGCATCGGGCGTCCAGCTGTCTTGCGCGGTGTGATCCTGCAAAACGGTATAAAGAATCCCGCCATGTCGAACCCGTCGCCCCGTTGTGTACACGGTGCCGGTCTTCCATGCCGGGAAAAGTTCGACCGCCTCAAGGGCGGTCGTGTCATCAAGGCTTTGTGCTGCGGTTTCGATCAGGGGCCGCAGTTTTTGTGCGAGGGCTTTCAGCGTCATTCCTCCGTCACCCCCAGCAGGATTTTTGCCGCTGCCAGCTCGTCTTCAAGGGCCAGTACCTTTTCGGTGAGCTGCGCGCGGGTGAGGATTTCCGTTCCGGGGTCGTCGGGCGGATTGACCGGCGTATCGTCGTCGGGGTCCGTGGTGCCGACCTGTGCCGCAAGCTCCTCATATTCTGCAAGGGTAATAGAAACGGCGCTGAGAAGTTCGTCACTCTCAACGCCGCTTAGCTGCTTCCCCTGAAGCTGATAGATTGTGTTCCCGTCGCCGGACATGACGCCCTGCGCGTCCCGTTTGTCGCACCGGATAAGAATGCCGTTGCGGGTCTGCCAACAGACGTAGACGGGATCGGCAAGCGCTTCTACGCTTTTGACAGTGCCGTCAGCAGACAGAATTTTGAAGTAGACCATAGCAGTCCTCCTTGCTGTTTATAAAAAGGTTGGTGTACAGTGCGCCCATGTTTTGAACGGTGTGCCATGCGTTGAATCGCGCGGCATAGCTGCGCCAGCTTTGCCACGTCGCATAGATGTCCGCGAAGGTTATTTTACCGCACAGGTATTTCCTGTGTAGCTTTTTCATTTTCTGCCGCATCTTCGTGACGCTACGCTTATAGATTTTCCGGACGACCTTGCCGGTTTTTGTGATGAAGAAACGCACCTTCAACCAAGAAAAGCCGTGGCTCAGCTTGACGATCTGCGTTTTCTTCTCATTCAGGGTAATGCCAAGCTCGGCGCATATCGCCCGGATATGTGCCACGCAGTTTTGAAGATAGGCTTTAGATGTGTGGATCAAGTAGCCATCGTCCATGTACCGGCCATAGCCGCGCACCTGCAAAACCTCCTTGACATAGTGGTCAAGACGGTTTGCAGAGGCGAGGGCCAGCACCTGACTGATCTGACTGCCCAGCCCCATACCCTTATCGCCGAAAGCGTCGATGAAATGCTCTGTGAGCGCAAGGAGCCGTTCGTCGGTGAATTCCTTATGCAGGATCGCTTTCACGACCTCATGGGAAACGTTGTCGAAGAATTTAGAGAAATCAAACAGCAGGATATAGCCCTCATTGCCGTATTTCCGGTAGTGCTCATGGAGATGCTGCGTGATCCGGCGCATGGCAAAATCGTAGCCCTTGTTCTTCATGGACGCGCCGTTGTCGTAGACGAAGGTGCGCTCAAGGACCGGCACAAGGGCATTGTCGCACAGGCAACGCTGAACGACACGTTCGCTTATGACCGTGCTGCGGATATGACGATGCTTCCCGCGCTCATACAAATCAAACTCGTAAAAGCCGGGGCTTTTGAATTTTCCGGCTGCAAGCTGGTTGTATGTGTGCAGGATGTTCAGCGGCGCGTTGGCCGTGTATTTCTGGACGCTGGCCTTCCACGACACACCGCGACGGCAGCACTTGTACGATTGATAGAGGTGCTTATAGCTGAACACCTCGTCGTAATTATCGTGCTCGGCGCAGGCGGCGTCCCGCTTTGCCCGCCGTGCGGCAGCGCGGCGTTGATACCTTGCTTCTCTACGTTCTTCGCTTGTCATAAGAAACCTCGCTTGCCCCGTATGCCTGTTGGCAGGTTGCAGTAGGCACATAGCGTCACCGGGCATGAAATACGGAATGACCTGCAATCCGTACCATGCAAGCAGCGTCCGCCCGGACGCATCAGGGCATATATTTACCTTTGCAGGAAGGTCAAGCACTCCTTCTCTCCACTCTGCACGGATTTCACTCCGAAAGCTACTCTGTCTGGCACGAGAGGAGCCGAACGCCACCCCGTAGGAGTTGGACGCGTTGTTGTTGTTGCTGTTACCGTTGTTGTTCACATTGGCGAAAGACGAAGACGACGACGCCTCAGGCGACCGCAGCCACCAGTTAGAAGTCAACCTCGTCGAAGAACTGGCAATTTGTGCAGCGCTTAACCTATGATCTTATCAGGGCAGGTCTTTGTACCGTGCCCTGTCGCTTTTCAGTACGGCTTTCACGAGCCGGATTTCGGTATCTACAATGTCCATCCAGTATTTCAGGGTATCCATTTCGATACCGAACAGCTCCTGCGCCACCTCAAGCTGGGAAATCATGCTCTGAAGCTCAGCGTTGGCGTGTAGGAAGTAGTCGCGCCTGATCTGAACCTCATGCTGATTCAAGGGGTATATGCTGTTTGCTCTCTTGACGTCCTCATAAATGCGCGTCGCCGCAGCGGCCAAAGGTTGTGATACATAAAAGGTGTATCGCTTCGGGAAATTCACGCATTTTTGAATCGTGTAAATTTCTAACTTCCTCGCGGTCGCCAGAAACTCCATGTCGGACGTAGAGCGCTTGCTTTTGATTACAGACAAGGGCACCACCTCATTTTTGCTGAAAAGTTCTTAAATTATATTATATCACACGCCCCCCCCCAATTTCCAGACGAGAAGTGTGAATTTTCAAAATTTTCGCGCGCCGCTTACGCGGCGATATAGGGCGCAGGCCGGAAGCCTGTGCGTCAGTATCTGGCCCCACAAAGGGGGCCAGATACCCAAGATGCACAGATTATATGCAGAAGCCGAACGCCACCCCGTAGGAGTTGGACGCGAAGTAGTTGATGCTGTAACCGTTGCCGAACACAAAGGCGAAA